GAATTGAATCTCCGATTCCAGATCTCTGATTTGTCGTTGACACCCAGAGATACGAGTATTGTTTTTAGAAATGCCATGCGTTAGGTTAGTAATCTCCTTAGATAAAGTTATGAAGTGATGCTCTCGCTCTTCTTCCTTTTTAATTGCTTCTTCTAGTTCTTTATAACCAGATTGCAACTCCTTAGCTTTAGTTTGAGCATCGTTAATTTTATTTATTCTGAACTCCTCGTCTATAGATTGTGTGCATGTAGGACAAACCGTATTCTTTGTAAAGAACTTATGCTCTTTGGTAATCGTTGTTACTCTACTGGATATCTTTCCTTTAAGATTTCCTAACTCACGTAACTTTTCTGTAGCACCTGTTACTGCTTCTTGCTCTTTGGTAAGATCAAATACATCATTTTCTAATTGTTCATTTACTGACAAATAATCCTCAGACTCCTTGAATAAGGTAGTAATTTTTTGTTGATTATCATCTATCCTTCCTTTACTTTGCGATTCTAATTCTTGAATCCAATTTGTTTGCATTTCTACTTTATCATTTAAAGACTCTTTCTTAAGATCTAAAGTCTTAATTTCATCTCGAACAATTTTAATTTTATCTTTGATTAAATTATTCATTGAGGAGAATATTTTTATATCCAAAAGATCCTCAATAACCTCTCTTCTATTCGTCGCAGAAAGTTGCATGAATGGAACAAAATTAGTAGATCCTAAGATAACAATCTGAGTAAATGACTTATAGTTCATCTTAAGAACATTTTGCTCTAACCATTTTTGCTGATCATTAGCATTAGAAAATTGATTTAAACAATTACCATCTTTCCAAATCTCAAATATATTAGGTTTTATGGCTCTAACTACCTTCCATTCAATATCACCAATAGAAAACTCTACTTCTACTCTAGCATCTTTTTCATTAGCAGCATTAATTAATTGTGCTTTATTAATCTTACGAAATGGTTTACCAAATAAACTAAAAGTAAGAGCATCTAACACTGTACTCTTACCAGCACCATTAGTTCCAACAATCAATGTTGTTGAATAATTATTTAATTCTATTTCACTATAGTGATTGCCAGTACTTAAAAAGTTTTTCCAGCGTATTTTTTCAAACGTGATCATGTTTTTGAGGAGGAACTATAATATCATTTTTTGTTATGACTGCATATTCATAACCGTTAAGTGTGCATGATTTAATCATCAACTCTTCTTCAACTTCTACAATATTCATTGAGGGAAACCCCACATCTTCTAACATCATAGCATATCTAAGTGCATCATCTTCTTCTTCAAAAAGATAAAGAATTTGAGCTCCGACATCATCCTCTACAGCATAAGCTCCCTCCTTTTCTTTTCCTTCAACGGTTAGAATAAACATTAGACCATCTCACAGGCTTCTTGATAAGCATCCTGTATCATCTTTTGAATACGTGATTTATCTAAATCAACCTGTGCCTCTTCCACATACCTATTAAGGATGGATAAGGTATTTTCTGATTCAAATGCTTCAAAATCTTCCACGTCATGAAGAATAAAATTCTCCACCACTTTCAATTCAGCTACATTAGCATTATACAACTTATCAATGAATTTTTCAAATTTTACTTGATCACTCTTTTTCCTTACCACTACCTTTACTATTTTATTCTCTAATTCTCTTGCATCAAATAACTGATAATCTTGATCATTGTAATATATTATCTTATGGAGTCTATATGGATTATTGACTGGTGTATGTTCTAGTGTCTCTGTATCAAATAAATGGAATCCTCGGTTCTCATCATCTACATCATTCCAGAACATCTCATAAGGATTACCAAGATAGTAAATATTATCTTGATTTGATCTGCAATGATAATGTCCAGAATATGTTTTTTTAAATTTCTTAAATATATCCCATTCCATTCCATGTTCCATCATATGACCTGGTGTGGCTCTGAATCCATTCAATTCAAGATGTCCCATACACACAGGAGACTGTGACTTTTTAATCATTGCCACACTCTTTTCTTCATTCTCTTTATTAATCCAAGGTACAAGAAGAATACTTAAACCATCTACTTCTATAGGAGTTGTTTCTTCATAAATGAGGATATTATCATACTCTCTCAATAAAAGATCTATTGCATTTACGTCATTCGTATTCTTATAATATATGTCATGATTACCTACAATGGTATGAACCGTAACACCCATCTGTTTTAATCTATCAAAATAATGATCTTTAGCCCATGTCAATGCAGCAAAATCAATTCCCTTTCTACTGTCAAAGGTATCACCCATATTAATAACAGTGGTAATACCTTCTTTCTCAAGAGTAGGAAAGAATACATCATTATAAAACTTTAAGAAATAGTCGTGAAAAAGTTTAGAGTTTTTACGACACCCAAAGTGTTGGTCAGTTATGATTGCTATCTTCATAATGTTAATTTAAAGGCAGCTGTTATCCTCATAGGACAATTTTGATTACAAAAAGAATATGCTTTATGAATAATGTCAGATTTAAAATTTATCAATCTTCCTAATATAGGAGGAATGATAACATGATCTTTTTCAGATTTCATAAAATGAGTAAAACCTCCCCATGCAGGGTTCCAAGGAGTTAAATATAGAATCACTGTTCTATCTGCACTGCCATCAATATGAAAAGATCCATGTCTTAATGCCTCATGTCCATTCAAATAAACATCTACAAGTTTGTAATTATAATTAAAAGTCTTATTAATTTTTTTTAAAAGATAAGAAGTATAATATTCATTATCCATTAAATCTTTTTGTAAAAAGGATGTATAAAAATCGTCAAACATTACTTTTCCTTGTGGACAAGAACCATGAGGTCTCCAAGTATCATCTTTATAAGTTGATAAAGAAGAAATATAATCTAACTCTTCTTCATTTAAAAAATCATCAATGATTACAATATCATCCATCAATTTCTAAGCTTAGAATGCACGGCATCTTTAATAGAATTATAGTCTGAATAGTTATCTCCGTCAATCTTATTACTATCATCAAATACTTCTGAATATCCTGACTTCTCAAGAATTTTATTTTTAATTTCTAATTGACGTTTCTCTCTCTGTATTCTGCGGAGAAATGCGTAATGTATAATCTGCGTAAAGTATGCAAAAGGATTACGGGATTTTTCAGGATTAAAATTATGTATGTATTGAACGCAATTTTCGATTCCATCAGAGATCATGTCCTCCTTGAACATGTAATTAACAAAATTTGGTTTGAATGATAAATGATTAGCAATCTTTAAGAAACACTCACCTATGTACCTTGGAATGACAGGTTTAGGCTTGTCTTGCAATCGTGCGATTTCTATATCTTCTTGATATCTAATAAGAGCAGCAAGAAACTCTTTATTGTTTACATAGTGCTCCGACCTTTTTCTTTTAGCCATAGTTTTACCTGGTTGTATTGGCATGGGTCTTTATCACTATTATGTAGATATTATAACACTTCTAACCCAAATTGACAAGATGACAAGGTGACGGACTTGACAAGTCTCAAAAACCAAGTAGAATAACTCTGTGGAGGTTCAGAAAAATAATATCTTACTTAGTTTTATATAGCTTCTCTAATATATCTTTAGCATCACTAATAGTAGAAATATATCCTAATTTTCTATCTAATTTATATTTACTACTACCATCTCCAGGTATATTATTTTTTCTCATAAATTGCTGGTGCATCGTCATCATTTCAGTATCATTGGATTCAGACATTGTAAGAACATCTTTTATATTAATTAAAAACATATCATCTGTTGTTGTTTTTAACCAAGGTTCTAATTTATAACCAACTAAGCCTACTCTTCCTTTAACTTCTGTTATAATAACAGGATGAGAAACTATTAAAAGAGTTTCATCTTCTTCCTCAGTAGAAGCTACCTTACAGAAAATTTCTTCTCCAGATTTAAATTTTAAGGTAGCATAAAAGTCGTCTTCTATCATTTTCTTAATTGGATAGTTATTATTTCATAGTTGAAGTTTTCTTCATTGTAGATTTTGATTCTCTCAATAAGATGATTGAGAGTATAGTTTCTCTTTGACTTATAGGTACAGTCATCAGAGATATCGTATAAAGTTGCTTTTACTTTATCCTTACCCTTTCTTAAGACACGTCCAATGGATTGGAGATTTCTAACTCTGGACTTTGAGGGACTGGCGAAGATGATGTTGTGCAGCCGCTTAATATTAATCCCAGTACTAAAAGTACCATAGCTGGCAATGATGATCGCATTTGATTCCTCCTCGGTAATTTCTCTAACAAGTTCTCTTTCACTAGTGTCTACGCCACCATGAATAAAAAATACTTTACGGTCACCTTTCTTATTACTATTTATTAAATCATAAAGCACCTGTCCATGTGCTTCGACTCTGGAGAATAATACTAGAGTATTGCCTTTTAGATCAAGAGATAGATTTTTAATAAAAGTATTTCTTTGTTCATGAGTAATCAAATATTCTATTTCATCTTGATATGTTTCAAATTTTTTCTCTGCATGTTTGAGAACAATACATTGTATATCCAGTTGAGAAAGATGTCCCTGTCGCATGAGTTCTTCCGTTTTTGTTACCTTATATGATGGCCCAAACAATCCTTCTAATACCCACTTGTGTGTTTGAGTTCCATCGAGTGTTCCTGTAAATCCAAATCTATACTTAGCATGATGTAATTTTGTCATTATAGATATTAATGACTTCGACTTGAATAGGTGTGCTTCATCACCTATAACTACATTATAATCTTCAAAGAACGATCTTTCTAATTTGTATACAGATTGCCAGGTGGTAATCGTTACTGGAAATTCATTGGTTTTTTCTTTACCTGCATATATCTTGTGGCAAAATGACTCAGCATCCCAACCATAATCAACAAAGTCCTTATACATCTGTTCTACGAGAGATGTCGTTGGAACAACTAAGAGGATTTTTTGCCCTTTCTCAACGTAATATCTTACAAGAGAATAAATCATCAACGATTTGCCTGAAGCAGTGGGTGATATCAATAGCTTTCTATTATGTCTTAAGGCATCGTATACTCCCTCTACTTGATATTTTCTTGGTTGATGACTGCAAATAGACTGCATATAATCTTTTACACCACTATATGATATTCCCTCATTAACCTCAAAGGGAGCACCATAGTAATCATTATCTTCAAACTTATATGTGTAATCGTGTCTATTACAGAAAGCAATAATCTTATCTAACAATCCTACATATATCTTCTTTGACCTCAGATCAAATAGGTGAATCTCTCCATTCCAATTTCTATTACGATATTGAGGCATGAACTTTGCACCCTCTACCTCAAAGGTAAAGTAGTCTCTCAACTCATACTCAATATGAGGTTCAGAATTAATTTTTAAAAATACTTCGTTGGCCTTAGATATTACAACATTGGCCGTTGTGTCGATCACTTAACCCATGCATCTATGGGTATTTATTAAGTATTGTCAAGTGTTGGTACAGGAGGTCTTAGCCACAAATTACCTGAGACAGATACACGAGTTTCATCGGTATTGTAAAATGGATATACAGTATGTTTAAACATTGCAGGGAAAAACAACATTACTCCCTCAACATCTTTTCCTAATCTATATCCATGATGAGTGGCTCTGCCAAAGATATCATAATATTGAAATTCAAACATTCCTGCTTTTCTATCTTCTTCTTTAACCCCCTCTAAAAAAGGAAGACTATTTTGTTCTGCATGTTCATATGGAATTCTTAACCATATAACAAATGAGTAAACTCCTCCATGATCATGATATGGATTAAACTCATGTTTCTTTTGAAAGTTAACCCAAAAACTATCTAATCCCAATCTGTAATTAGTCAGTTCTCTTTGATATTGTCTCATGGGATGTCTACCACCAGCTTTATCATGATATTGTCTAGCAAGAGGATCTAATACATTCAAGAAAAAATAATCATTTTCATCTTCAAGAGTATAGCTACTGCTGATATTTCCTATCAAATGTTCTTTGTGAGATTCACCTTTCTTTTTATTAATTATTCTCCACAAATAATCAATATGCTGTTGAGGTAACCTAGACATAAACCACCCATAATTCATGGGATTTATAGCTTGATATGATAGTGGTATTTGTTCGATAACTTTTGGTGATGAAGATGCCATTTTAATAGTAGTTAAAATTAAGGGTTAATCTATATTTTTGATTAGTACAATTTGTACCTGTGTGTCTTAAGGGAGTGTCAAAAGTAACTAAACGATTTTCGACACTTTCAACTTTTTTTCCATTTTCAAACTCCGTGTAACCATCATTAGTATTGACATATAATATAGAAGTAAAAGAATCATGATAATTATTATCAACATGGAATCCCTGTTTAATAATATTTTTTGCTCTTAGATTTAGATTTACCTTAATTCTAATAAGATGTCTCATTCCCAATGCTTTAACAAAGGGTTTTATAAAAACAGGATAAAATGAACTTACAGGTTTGTCATTCGCATAAAAAGTATGACATAATTGAAAATTATCCAAAGGATCACATAAAAGATCAGGATTTAATTGATCCATATCAATTGGTTCACTGAAGTACCAAGGAAATTCTTCTCCCAACATCAAACTCTGCATTTTTGTAAAGAAATCTTGTGGTACAAAATCCTCTTTAATTACAATACTCATTATCCTAGTCCAGAATTAAATCTCATAAACTCAATCGCATTTTTAATTTGAAATGTTCTGTTTTGTATCACCTTAAGAATACTTTCTAAGTATATTAACATTGTATCATAATAATCAATTTTTAGGGAACTATTGGATAGTCTTTCATCCGCATCCAAATATTTTTGCATGGTGTCTTTATCCCTTATCTTTTTAGGAAAGGGGTTTTCTATATAGACATCAGGATCAGCCTTTCCTGAAAAGTACTCATACCTTTCATGTCTTATATTTTTTCTTTGTTGCTCTGCTTTCTTTCTTAATAGAAAGATAGTATTATAAAGTTCAAAGTATTTTGCATGAAGAGAGGGGACGTTCAATGATTCTTCGTGTAGATTATCTCTATCGATCTTCGCATCTTTTTCCCACATCTCTTGAAGTTTATCAAGAGTTACGCTCATAAGGGGTTGCCAGATAAATCAGTAATATTAAATATAGTATACTTGAAAGTAACGTCTGCTGTAAAGTAGTTTATGTCTTCTGTTGTTGCATCGAAATTTAATGTGGATAATGATGTTGGAAACATATTCTTGAACATAATTTTAAAATTAGGATTCTCCGAACTAGTTAAAATTTGAAGAGTACCATCAGAGTAAAGATTTAGTTGTGTTTTATCAGGTTGTTCTAAATCTGCATTTGCATTTTGAAAGTCTTGTATCTCTTCTAAAGATTCTACATATCCTAATGCTCTTATCCAGTGAGATATCTCATTATAATTCTCCAAGTTTTCATCAACAAGAAAACGTAAATTGAAATCTTCAAACTGAACTTTATCTCCTGGATAAGGAATATCCCTACCAAGGTATGTTGGTTGTTCAGCCACTCCCAAAGTTAATCCTGGTATATTTGCTTCATTACCTAAGAACGAAACTTTACGTGCTCGGTTTAAAACAAACTTAAACCCAGTAGGTGATAAAAAATTTCTATTCTTTATCTGATTATCGTATATACTGGCCATTCAA